TTAGGCGTACAAGGAAATAGATAATGCCAAATATTCCTTATCCTAACGTCCCAGCATTACCCGGAGTACCTGCCCTAGCGAGAAGCAATAATTCTCAATTTGTTGCAGCAGCTTTAACGATTGTGGGGGAAATACTTCCTCTTAATTTATTTGGCACGACTTGGGGAATTGTTGACGAAAACGGATCTGCTTTACTTAGCCCGGACTCTTTTATCGATTTTGAATATCGAGAGGAAAGAAAAATACCGACTTATCCTCTTGAAGAAGGCAGTTTTTCAAGCTATAACAAGGTCGCACTGCCTTTTGACTGCCGGGTGACAGTATCGTGTAGCGGTAACGGGAAAATGAGCAAGGAAGCGTTTCTAGCAGCGATTGAAAAGCTTTTGAGTTCTTTGACTCTTTGCAGTGTCGTTACTCCAAATACAACTTATAAAAGCTGCAACTTGATTCATGTTGACTATCGTAGAGAAGCTCGTCAGGGTGCAACTTTATTGATTGCTCAATTATGGTTTCAAGAGATCAGAATTGCTCAACAACCAACCGTTCCTACGGCTGATCCTTCAGGAGCAAGTAGCACAAGTCTTGGTCAGCTCTCTCCAACTAAAGTGCCAACCGGAAATTTTGGGTCTATTAATCCTAACGCACGAGGAGCGACTGGTTTAAATCCAGCAATACTATGACCATTCAATTTATTCCTATTACTGCAGTTGCTGCTCAAAAGTTCACCATTCAATTAAACGGACAAAGCTGCGCTATTAGTTTGGCTCAAAAAAATAACGGGCTTTATTTCAGCATGACGGTTAACAATAATCCTTGCGTAAATTCAGTTCTTTGCCTTAATTTAGTAGGCTTAATTCGTGAAAAGTATTATGGTTTTTCAGGTCAGCTTGCATTTTTTGACACTCAGGGAACTAATGATCCGTATTACACTGGATTGGGTTCTCGTTATCAATTAATTTATCAATCATGACATTCGCAGTCCGTCAGATCAATTTGACATTTTCAAGCGCAGATGCTGAGCCTTTGGTTCTTGAAGGTTTGCGTTGCTCTGCGGTGATTACAAATCCGGGTGGAAATAACGCTTTTGGGCAGCTTCAACTGCAAGTCTATGGAATGACCTTAGATCAGATGAATCAGTATTCAAGCACTGGATCAAACATGGTAGCCGTTCAAAATCAAGCTGTCACTGTAGAAGCGGGAGATCAAGGCGGGACTTTAAATCAGGTATTTTCAGGCACTTTAATTTCTAGCTTTATTGATCTGTCAAATCTTCCCGAGGTGAGTTTTGTATGCGCTGCAGTGGCTGGCTATTACAACAAAGCAGCTCCGTCAGCTCCAAATACATATAAAGGAGCTCAAAATGCAGAAGACATTATTTCCTCTTTGACAAATCTTTTGGGTTCCGATTGGGCTTTTAATAACCCAAACAGTGCTCATGCCGTAGTTCAAAATCAATATCTTTCAGGATCATTGATAGATCAGATTCAAACCGTAGCTCGTGCTGCGTCTTTTCCGTTGATTATTGAAAACAATGCCGTAACGATTTTCCCTAATGGTGGCACTAGAGACGACATCGTAGTAGATTTGAGCCCTGAAACTGGACTCATTGGATACCCGTATTACTGGGAAGCTGGTTTTACTGTTAGATCCGAATTTAACCCAATTATTGCCATTGGCAGGACAATAAACCTTACTTCGGGATTGCCAAAAGCAAACGGACAATTTCCGGTTCAATTTGCCACTCATGAATTAAGCACTTTGACTCCTGACGGTCCTTGGTTTACAACCTCTAAATTAAGCCCTGCGATCAATGTCCCAGTCAACTAACCAACCTATTCAGACTAACCACGTCCCCGCAGATAATGCCTCAGACGTGGGGCGCATGGATTTTATTGTCCGATCAGCTTTATCAGGTCTTAGAACTGCCATTCCCGTAAAAGTGGTGGCAGTTACAAATAATGGCGGTCTATCCCCTATTGGGACTGTAGACGTTCAACCATTGGTTAGCTCCGTAGATGGAAATGGTCAAGCATGGGAGCATGGCATCATTCATAACGTGCCTTATATGCGTATTCAAGGTGGGGCAAACGGAATCATTCTTGATCCAGTTGTCGGAGATATTGGAATCGGAACGGTTTGCGATAGAGATATTTCAACCGTAAAAAGCACTGGCGCAGTTGCAGCACCCGGATCAAATCGCAAAAATGATATGTCCGACATGGTTTATTTGATGACAATTATTGGGTCTGCCCCCACTCAATATGTTCAATTTAATAGCTCGGGAATTATCATTCACTCTCCAGTTAAGGTAAATATTACAGCTCCTGAAATTGATGCTACAGCAACAACTTTGGTGCATTTAACTGCTCCTACTGTAACGGTAGACGCTTCGTCCGTATTTAGAGTAAATTCAGCAGCAATACAGCTAAATGGACCAATTACTCAGATTTCAGGATCAGGTGATGCAGCGTTTGCTGGTAACATTACAACACCGGGAGACGTAACGGCAAGCGGTACTAGCTTGCATACTCATAAACATGGTGGCGTACAAACAGGTGGCGGTCAAACAGGAACTCCAGTATGACGATAATTCACAATACTTTGCTGCTCGATCAGACTGCTTGGGATCTTGTTTTAGATCTCAACGGAAACATAGCTTTAGCTGGAGCACCTTATTCAATCGCACAAGACGTAGCTTCGGTTACTAGAACATTTTTAGGTGAATGCTGGTATGACACTACTCAGGGTATTCCCTATTGGCAGCAAATTCTTGGAGAGTTTCCTCCTTTACAGTATGTTGCTGAGAAACTTCAGGATTCAGCATTAACCGTTCCTGACGTAGCAGCAGCGCAAGCAACTTTTACGTCCTTCCAAAATCGTTCTTTGGCTGGACAAATTCAAATTATAGATACGGATGGAGTCACTAATAATGTGGCTTTCGGAGGATAAATGAGCACTAACGTACCGTCAATTACATGGACTAATGGCGCACCTGTCTTGCCAGCAGAAGCTGATATTCTTGCTGGAGTTCAAGCGGACATTAACGCAGCTTTTGGTGGCGGGGTAAATCCCGGTCTTACAACTCCACAAGGTCAATTAGCGCAAACTGAAACAGCAATTATTGGCGATAAAAATAATCAAATTGCTTATATTGCCAATCAAGTAAATCCAGCTTTTGCTTCAGGTATTTGGCAAGATGCTATTGGTTACATTTATTTTATGACTCGCATTCAAGCTGCGGGAACCGTTGTAAACGCAACTTGCGTAGGTGCGGTAGGTACTGTTATCCCCGCAGGATCTATTGCTCAAGACTCTAGCGGTTATTTATACGCTTCAACTGCTGCTGCAACTATTCCTTCAAGTGGAAGCGTAACGGTTCAATTTCAAAATCAAACTACTGGGGCGATTGCTTGTCCTATTGGATCTTTAAATAAGATATATACAGCCGTTGCTGGGTGGAATACTGTATCCAATCCGACTGCTGGCGCACTAGGAAATGCTGTTGAATCTCGTGCAGCTTTTGAATTGCGTAGACAAGCCAGCGTTGCCGTAAATGCAGTTAATTCGATCCAATCTATTCAAGCTGCAGTTTTGGCGGTTCCTAACGTTTTGCAAGCCGTTGTTGTTGATAATTCAACAAATTCAACCGTAAACTATGGATCAACCAGTTATCCATTAGCAGCGCACTCTATTTGCGTTAGCGTGGCTGGTGGTTCGTCCTCTGCTATTGCAACAGCTATTTGGAATAAAAAGCCTCCCGGATGTGGATATAACGGAAATACAACAGTTACGGTATATGACACAAGCTATGCCACCCCAATTCCTTATACAGTCACTTATTTGACTCCAACATCAACTCCTGCATATTTCACAGTAAATATTCAAAATAATCCATTGTTGCCTTCAAACATTATTCAGCTTGTGCAAAATGCTGTTTTGGCATCATTTAATGGGCAAGATGGGGGTACTGCAGTTACCATTAACTCAACAACATATTCAGGTCGCTATTATGCAAACATCAATGCTATTAGCTCTGCAGTTAATGTAATTGAAGTTTATTTGGGACTGTCTGCCAGTCCAAGCACGTTATCGATTGCTTTTGGAATCGATCAGTTGCCAACACTTTCAGCCTCTAATATTGCGGTGGTATTGGTTTAATCATGCAAAATTGGGATCAAACTCTTTTAAGTCAATATTGTGATTCTCCAACGATTGACGGTCTGCTTAGTGCTTACAATAGTGCAGTTGATCCTTCTGCTGATATTGCTAATTTTTATTTAAATATTTGGGATGTATATACAGCCGTTGGCACTGGATTAGATATTTGGGGGGCGATTGTCAACGTTCCTAGATATTTGCAAATTCCCGGATCCCCTAATTATTTAGGTTTTGAAGAAGCCTATCTTTCAGGCTATGCGACCACAGGTCCTCAGCCTTTTGGACAGGCTCCGTTTTACACTTCAGTTGCCTCTACAACGACCTATTATTTATCGGATGACGTTTATAGACAGTTGATCCTGATTAAAGCTGCGGTCAATATTGGCAATTTGTCAGTTCCTCAAATTAATCAGTTGCTTCAAAAATTCTTTGGGCAATCTATTTCAGGAAGCCCTTATGGTGTGGCGTATGTAATTGATACTTTGAACCAAGGATTCACTTATCATTTCAACTTTATACCCAATGCCTTGCAACTGGCTATTGTAGAAAATTCGGGAGTATTCCCTAGACCTGCTGGCGTTGCCGTTTCAGTAACTTATTAATAGGATTAACCATGCAAAGCTCCAACATTCCTTCAAAAATTCCACTTCCTTTTGCTTATGCAGCAGGATCAAGCTATAAAAACACTATTCCAACGGCTTCTCAAATCGGCATTACTAATGGTAAAGCCTCTTTAACGGATGGCTTTCCTCCCCTTACATTTCAGCCACTTAGTTCGGGAGGAGTTCCTCCTTTTGGGGCAGACTTTAATGGTATTTTGAATGAAATTACTTCCATTCAACAATGGCAAGAGGCTGGAGGATTTTTTCCGTTTGATGCTACTTTTGCTTCTCAAGTTGGAGGTTATCCAAAAGGAGCAGTAATTCAAAGTGCTACATTTAATGGATTTTGGGTAAGTAATATTGAAAACAATAGCTCAAATCCCGATACAAATGGAGTCACTGCAGGATGGGTTCCTTTTGGTTTTGATAAAGGTCTTGGTATTACATTAACAAGCACTACAACAACTTTAACAAATATCCAAGCAGCCTATCCTATTTTAAATTTTTCAGGAACATTGACTGCAAATTCAACGGTTATTCTTCCTACTTTTGAGCAAACTTGGGTAATTGCAAATGCTACTTCAGGAGCTTATACATTAACCGTTAAAACTGCTTCAGGAGGAGGTGTAAATATTCCTCAGGGCGGTACATCGATTGTTTATGGAGATAGCCTTAATATTAAATATGCTAACTCTGCTCAAGTTTCAAGCTTTAATGGACGAACCGGAGCTATTTCATTAAATGCAACAGACGTAATAAACGCTCTTGGTTATACTCCTGTAGCTCCAACAGATTTTCCAGCCTCTTTAACAGCGACTGGATATCAAAAATTACCTAACGGTTTAATTTTTCAGTGGGGAATTGCTACTTCCTCTGGAATGGCTGCTGGCAATGGTTCTATTACCTTTCCGATTGCTTTCCCAAACAACTGTTTAACTTTATCTGCAACCCCATACGGGGGAGATACACAAAATCGTCAAGTTGTTGCTTATACTTATACGCCAACAACAGCTTGGTATACAACATTTTTATTGGGCAATTCTTTCCCAATTACTTTTTATTGGTTTGCTTTAGGATACTAAGGAAAAATTATGACTAAATATTTTATTTCAAACCCAATTACTTTTATGGATAGCTTTATCCATGAAAATATTCCTGAAAACGCAGTAGAAATTACAGATCAACAATGGCAAGATTTAATTTCCGGTCAATCAAGCGGGAAAATAATTCAATCTGACAAGAAGGGAAATCCAATTCTTATTGATCCACCTTCATTGACAAATGAGCAAATTATTGTTCAATATGAATTTGCTGCTCAAAAAAACCTTGATGAAATTGCTAAATCTTGGGGTTATGACT